CGCCTTTAGCTTTTAATTTACTCATCAAATAAACGAAGTGCCTGACTTTACCGATTTGATGAGTAAATTAAAAGCTAAAGGCGCTATCTAATGGCATACGGATTAAAAAAAATATCACCCCTTGATTTAAGACCTTCTACAGGAATAGGAGTCAAAATACCTTTTTCTGCTGACATAGCATTTACTAGTGTGTACAGTACTAAAGAACAAACTAGATATAATCTAATAAATTTTCTTTTGACCGATAAAAGAGAAAGACCATTTAATCCAGGTTTTGGAGCAGGATTGAGATCTAGATTATTTGAGCAAATAACACAATCTAATTTAGACGACGTAAAAGAATCTATAAAATCTCAAATAGAGAACAACTTTCCAAATGTTTTGATATCTAATCTAAATGTTTATGGAGATCCTCAAATAGGGTCGATAACTATAAATTTCAGTTACACATTAAAAACTTCTAGAGAATCAGATTCAGTAGTTTTAGAAATACAAAACGCTTAAATATGCCCAATAGTAATATAGATATTAAATACTTAAATAAAAACTTTACCTCTTTCAAATCAGATTTGATAGATTATGCAAAGTCTTATTATCCTACTACGTACACTGATTTCAATCAAGCCAGTCCGGGTAGTATGTTCATTGAAATGGCGGCTTACGTTGGAGACGTTCTATCTTTCTATTTGGACAATCAATTACAAGAAACTTTTTTACAGTACGCTAAACAAAAAAATAACTTATATACTTTAGCTTATATGTTAGGCTATCGTCCTAAAGTAACAAGCGCCGCTATCGTGAACTTAGAAGTATATCAGCAAGTTCCTTCTATACTATCTGCTAGTCAATACTTACCCGATTTTTCTTATGCTTTTTGTGTAGAACAAGGAATGCAAGTAAAATCTAATGTGGATAGTTCTATTTACTTTTATTGTCCTCAAAAGGTAGATTTTAGGGTTTCTTCTTCTTTAGATCCTACTGAGGTTAGCGTATATACAGTAAGCGGCATGAATAATCCTAATAGCTTTTTGTTGAAGAAAAATACTCAAGCTATATCGGGTCAAATCAAAACGCAAACTTTTACTTTTGGTAATGCGGAAAGATTTCAAACAATAACGTTACAAGATTCTAATTTAATTAATATTATTAATGCAGTAGATTCTAATGGAAATACTTGGTACGAAGTGCCTTATTTGGCTCAAGATTATATTTTAAATCCGGTAGCTAACACCGCTATACAAGATGCGAATCAGGTTCCTTATATGATTCAAAAAATACAAACCAATAGAAGATTTGTTTCTAGATTTAAAAGTAACGAAACTTTAGAAATTGAGTTTGGTGCTGGTGTTAATTCAGCAGCAGATACCGCTGTAATACCTAATCCTAATTCCGTTAGTGTAGGTAATGCAAATGGAGGATTAAGCTTTTTATCAAGCTCTTTCGATCCGACTAACTTTGTTACTACACAAACTTATGGACTAGCTCCAAAAAATGTTAGTATTACTTTTACCTATTTAGTTGGAGGAGGAGCAACCAGCAATGTATTACAAGGCGAATTAACTTCAGTTGTTTCAAAAACTATAAGCGGCGCTAATACTACTTTTTCAAACACCTTAGTATCTAATAACACAGAGCCTGCTTCAGGCGGAGGAGACGGAGATTCAGTAGACGACTTAAGATTAAATACGCAATTACAATTCTCAAGTCAATTGAGAGCAGTAACTCAAGAGGACTATTTAGCTAGAACTCTTTGTATGCCATCTAGATTTGGAAAAGTTGCAAAAGCTTATGTTACAAAAGATGACGCTACATTTAAAAATTATTTAGAAAAAAATAGTACAGATAAAGATCCTCTTTCTATAAGCTTGTATGTACTAGGTTTAAATAGTAATGGTACTTTAGAAGTGCCTTCGCCTTCTTTAATGAAAAATATTCAGAGTTATATATTTGAATATAGAATGATGACTGATTCTGTAAACATAAAACCTGCATATATCGTAAATATTGGTTGTAATTTTGATGTTATTTGTAGACCTAACTATAATGGACAAGACGTAATAGCTAGATCTTTAATAGCTTTACAAGATTATTTTAATATAGGCAATTGGCAAATAAATCAACCTATAATTTTAGGGGATGTATACTCTTTATTAGATCAAGTAGAAGGTATACAAACAGTAAAAAAAGTAGAAATAGTTAACAAATCAGGAGAAGTCGATGGATATTCTAAGTACTCTTACGATATATCTGCGGCTACATTAAACAACGTAATTTATCCTTCTTTAGATCCATCAATATTCGAAGTAAAATACCCAACTTCTGATATTCAAGGTCGTGTAGTATCTTTTTAAATTAGACAAATATGGCAGTATATAAAATATTTCCCACGGCTGACGCAACACTATATTCTAGATTTCCAAATCAGAATACAGGATTGGACGAGATACTTGAAGTGTCCGTAAAAAATGATGCAGATAGCGTTTCTTATTTGGTAGAAGCGGATCCTCAAGCTCCATCTTTAACTGATGATATTAGAAGAGCTTTGATTCAATTCGATAACGAAGATATAAACAAAATTAAATCTTTCTCCACCGGATCTTGGCAAGCTGGTTTAAAATTGTATTTAGCTAATGCCGAAAATTTACACACTACATATAGTATAGAAATAGGTCAGGTTTACTCTTCTTGGCAAATGGGCACTGGTAAATTTGGAGACTATCCGGTTACAATCAATGGAGCTTGTTGGTACGATCCAAATCAATTTACAAGCGCTTCCAATAATTGGGAAGACGCTTATTATTTCAGAACTCCGGGTGGAGGAAATTGGACTGGATCATTAGTCACCCAATCTTTTACATACAAGAGCAGTAAAGATATAAATGCAAATGTTACTTCCATAGTTCAAGCATGGTTCACTGGATCTGCTAATAACGGATTCATTGTTAAATGGCCTATAGACGTAGAAATTTCTTCTGGTAGTTTTAACGCGCTCAACTTCTTTTCTATAGATACGCATACTATTTACCCTCCGACTTTAGAGATGAGATGGGACGATAGTCAGTACAATACCGCAAGCTTAAGCGTAATTAACAACAATCAATTTGTAATTTCCATAGACAACAATCTAGGAATATTCAAATACGATACAGAAAAATACAGATTTAGAGTAAACGCAAGGGACAAATATCCCGTAAGAACTTTTACTACGGCTTCCATATACACGACGAATAAAGCTTTACCACAATCTTCTTATTGGTCTATACAGGACGCAAAGAGCGAAGACATAATTGTACAGTTCGATACTAATTACACAAAGATAAGCTGTGATGGTACGAGTAGCTATTTTGACGTTTATATGAATGGATTAGAACCAGAAAGATACTATAAGCTTTTAATGAAAACAGTAATTCCTACTGGGGAATCTATAGATGTGGATAATAATATCATTTTTAAAGTTACTAGATAATGGCTAATGTAGATTTGGTAAAAAAAGTTTATGGAATTAACACCTATTCAAAAGTAATAGATACTACTTTTAATGAATTGGTAACTCCTCAACCTATTGTAAGTGCGAGTGTAATTACTGTAGACGAATTTTTTAATCAATACGATGAATTATTTTTTGATATACCAGTTACTGGAAATATAAATTCTCACACCTATTTGGTACAAAGAAGCCAACAATACATAGGAGGATCGGTTATTGATGCAGAAAAACAAGCTTTAATAGAGGAAATAAATTCTCTTCGTCAACAACTATTGGATCTAAATCAATCATTTTCGTCAATCAGTAATTTAGTTTAATGGAATCAGTTAACATATCATTTCAAGGATCAGGCATACCAAGTCAACAGTATTCTAGCGTAGATAACTCTTTAATTACTAGCAATTTTATTAATGCTAATTTTGGAGCTAAAGAAGATTACATAGAACTTTTTATATACGATCAAAATGGACAGATTCTATTAGTAGATTACGATGCTTTTGATTATTACCCGTATCTTACCGCAAATCCTCAAAATAATCTATACTCTACTTTAACTCTAGATCCACAAAAAGACGCAGCAAATAGGGGATTCAATAGAGGTTCTGTAAATTTACAGTACAATTTTTTCAAGAAACTTTTTAATTCTCAATACGGTAAAACTTATTGGATAAAAGAAATTTCTAACTCAAGAACAGAAATAAAACTAGCTTCTCAAGTAATAAGCGATGTAGCTATACAAGAAGGCTTCGATGTATACCAAAACTACATATCTACAAAAAATTACTTTAGCGATTTTTACCTAAACTTTGGAGACAACATCCTAGTCATAGGCGTAAATGTAGCTTTTGCTCAAGATGAAGATGGCGCTTATCTTTTAATAAAATTATACGAACCATTAGATTCTGATATTGATATTAAGTCTCAAGCTTGGATAGTCGATAAGATTTCAGAACCAGTAAGCTATAACGTAGACATACAAGTTCCTTCAGAAATTACGGATACACAAAATAGATTACGTGGCGCTAATTATCATGTAAGAGTTAATCAAAAAGTTGCTCAAACTACTCCTTACTACACATACAATTCTTTATTAACTAGTAACGTTACTTCTTCTTATCAAAAATTATTAAGTTTTTATGGAGAGAAATCGGTAGATATAAATGTAAACTAT